TGAACATCAGCGGCTTCAGTTAGGTCACTGACTCCTAGGTCACGTCTACGTTGATCAGGACGAGCGATAACCTGAATAACAGGAATAGGTAGTCCTGGGCCTAGGGTATAGGTTTCAATTGGGTCAATGGGTTCATCCATGGCCTTGAAATGATCTTCTGTGACAATATATTTTTCACAGTAGGTTGGATTTAGGGCATCACCAGCATACCATAGTTTGATCACAGTTTCCTTAGCGTCTTGGTATTCAACAACCTTAAGGAACTGTAGATAATCACGACCACATTCTGTAAACACTATCCAATCAATCACATGCTCTGCTGAACAGGCTGAAATATAAGGACGATTGCCTGGACGAGCAACTTCAGGTAGATCTACCCAAACCCATGCCCAGCCTTCAATGCCCGCCATTAAGGCCACCTGTTCCATGACTGCTGTAAAATCATTGCCATTGAAGTCAGCATCATTTTCAAAACTCTTATACCAATCTGGAATACCAGCATCAGCATTATTTTTAGTTAAGAAAGCAGGATGACGAATAGGTTCACTTTCATAGACCACATCAGTGATTTCTTCTACAATGGCCTTACAGATAGGCATTGCGGCCACATTGAGTAATTTGTCGCGAAAGAGTGCGGCATCTTCAGAGGGCTTCTTAATAAGGACAGAGTTCTTAAACCCCTGTCCACCTTCATAAGCGGCTCTGTATGCTTCCATCTGTGGCGAAATAGTTCGCATTAGATTGGAAGGAGCCAGTAAATCTCTTACCGTTAAACTCATAAGTTAGTATTCCTGGAATAGTTGATATCAGAGGTATTTATAGAGGTTTTTAACATAATGGTAATATTAGGCCTTTTACTGCCAATATTCTTCCTCAAATTCTTTTTGTGTTCTTCTTAACAATGATTCTACTGTGGGCACACCATCCCTGGTGTTAATAATAGCAGGATCTTTCATATAATTACTGCCCGGTTCTTGATAGAAACCATTATCTCCATCTAGATATTCAGGCAAGGAACTGGTCGCATGTGTCATAGGGTATAGATAGTGTATGCCATAGCGCAGGCAGTCACCTAGACCGTCTATGTGCATGTATTTGGCTTCTTTATATTTGACCAATTCTTTACGTGAACCATCTAGATAATGAAATGTTTCAAGACTATCTAATAATAAAGTTTCAGTATGGGGCACCACCAATCTATTATTTTGAATAAAGGCATTTGAACTGTTGTCTGTATCAGCAATCAAGGGGTTGGCCTTGGCCGTGTTGATAATTCTAAATCCATAACTTTCTAGAATAGTTTGATCAGTAATACCAAACACTGAGGTGGTATCTCTATTAACATGTGATCCTGAACGATCCATTATGGCCTGTATGGTTCTTTGAGGGAAATCAGCACGTATGGCCTGTGCGATACCTTCTGTTCCACAATCAGGAATAGCATAGGTCTTTAGAATTTCTATTCGACCTTTAGGATTACGTATACCTCCAGTAACTTGAACTACGATGGCTGTCATGCGTTTCTTATTAAAGTCATGGAAACTATATAGTTCAGTGCCACGATCTTGAATTGGCTCATAGGTAGCCATGGTTCTCTTCCAGGTATAGAAGAATTGATCTTGAACACTTCCCCAATCACACATTAGATCCTTTTGAAACTTTAGTGGACTGAGTAGATAGCGTTGTTCTTCAATCCAGGCTCGAGGTTGGACTCGCATCTGTTCCCAAGTCTTATGTAGAACAATCCATGATTCTGGATGGTTCGTAGCATGTTGAAACCAATCCCAAAAGCTATTTTTACCTTCGGGAGTTGAGATAAGGATAATACGTCCTTGACTATTAATCTGTCCTGGGCTAGGTCTAATACGATTAGATAGTTCTTGTAGACTTTCGTCTGAGAACTCTGCGGCTTCGTCACAGACAATAACGCCTGCGTTGATACCTTTGAGGCCGGTTTCAGCAGAGAGACAAAATATTCTAATACCGTTGGGAAAGGTAATAGTCTTGCTAGAATTATTAATATCTCTTTCATCTTGTAATCCCCACATGGTCATACAGCGTTGTTTTAGATCTTTCCATATGATTCTCGATATCATGGGTGCTGTAGGAGCAACATAAAGTATGTCTTTGCCCTTGTGTATACTAGGAGTAGTCGCCGCTATGGGTAAGAACAAACTTGCTAGAAAACTCTTCCCTGAACCAACAGGAACCACAGCGCAGACATTCCGTTCACTTAAGAACGCATCCCATACTTCATCCTGTGCTCCATACAGCGTAATATTATGTTGGTTTGACATCTATATAATCAGGTAGTTCACTGCGGCCGAACTGTAGTGTAGGTGCGATACTTTGACCATTTGAGGTAATATCAACCTTGTCGGCAATGACCTTAGATAGGATTAATTGATGATACTTGGCCACTAGATGTTTATCATCACCATAGCGGGCCGCTATAAAATCATTGGCCAAGGCAACTTCATAAGGTATTCCATTATTAGCCTGCGTGATAGCGGCTAGTATTTCTTTGGCTGATAATTTTTGTGTGGAACCTAATTTTCTACCTGAATTTTCACGTAGTCCACCATGTCCACTTGATTGTTTTTCAAGTTCCATCCTGTATTTACAGGGCAGAGGAGAGATTGGGCTTATTAGTGGAGAAACGAGTAAAATCTTGTCACTGGCATCCTCTCTGGACTCGTTAACGCCTCTGCTGAATATTTAGATAAAAGAAAAGGTTATATCTCTATAACCCTTTCTAAACACTAGCCTAGGAGACTAGGATTTATACCAGTATGTAGAACACCCGTCCTACTTGTTTATTATACAGTCTCTAAGATCTAGGTCAATCAGTTTGGAGGTTTTGACCACACTACCTCCGGAGTGTTCATTGGGTTGGAGAACCCTGGTCCACATGAATACTTAGATCGCTATTAGGGGATCATCCATTTCTGGATTATATTCTGTATCTAGATTTTTTAATTTGGGATTGTTGGCATTCAATTGATCACGCATACGGATATATCGAATTCGATCTTCTAGATATAGTAGTGTATCAACTATGCTGTCCAAATTATCCCATAGTTCTGGGGTCATATATTCTTGTAGGGGTCGATCTAACCTATAGGTTTTGGTTAGGATCTTCAATGCTTGTTCGCATTGTTCTAAAGTTAAGGTATCTGTTTGTTCTAGGGTTAGGAACATTCTGCGGCCTCAACAATTCTTTTTCTTTCAATCCAATAATCTAAACTTTCTAACTTGCGTTCTTGTTCTAAAAGATTATTCATAGATACCTTAGGTGTTTGAATTAACATTTTATCTAAAATTATTTCTTCTTTGGCACGAGCCCAAAGACATTCATCTAATGTCATTTTATCTATAATTGTCATTCTGCGTTCTCCGTTTGCGTTGTTTATGTGTTTATTATACTTGATTATAGAAATTAGGTCTGTGGTTAAATTACAACATTAGTCCAAACCAAAAAAATAGGATCCAACGAATGAATCCTATCCAAAAACTCTGAGGAGAAATTGCCTTGCCGCAAGATCGTAGTTTTTGTGATCAGACAATAATCTGTCTACCTTTTTCTTTAGTGGTCTGTATTAGTATATAGTCTTCTGGATTGGCTTGGACCTGTTCAGGTGTGCCTTCAGTCATTGACAACTTGTGAACCCAACAATCTCTTAGTTCTTCTGGTTTGAATAACTGTGTAACTGCGTTTTGTGAGTTTATTTCCCAGGCCATTTCCAGGGCTTGCCAACGAGCATCGCCTAGTAGATCCTTACAGAACTGAATACAGTCACCTGCTGTCCAATTGCCTTCTAACTTGGACTGTGCACGTTTTTCTGCTTCAGTAAGTATTAACCAGGCTTCATCATCTGTTAAGAATGGACTCATTGAAAACATGATTCTATCTAGGTGATAAAACTTATCAGTAAGTTGTTTACTGGTATAGGTAAAAGCATGACCCATTTTTTTAGGATCAATTGGTTTTCCATTAACTAACATTAAAGATCCTTTGACATCACTGAACTGGCCTTTAAGAACCAGCAGAATTTATTTAGATCCTGTATATAACCACCAACAAAATTATTGACTCCATATTCCTTGTCTGCGTTGCTGTCTTCAAAGACTGTGCTGGCCTGTTCAATCAACATGTAGAGTGCTGAATCTAGATCAAGAACTTTGGTCAGTGTATCAGGGGCTTCTTGAACATCTTTGACATCTGACAGTTCACTAATTCTAGATAAGCTGAATGGAGGAATGTCATCTAACTGACGGATCAATTCGCCTAGGCTATCAATGTTATCCTGTAGGTATTCATAGATCTTTTGAAACAACTTGTGATATTCATAGAAATCATCGCCTTCTACTGTCTGGTGATATCCATGTGCTAGCACATAGGCCGCGAAGTTATCCGCGAATAGTTTTTTAAGTGAGTCTACTGTTTTCATTTCTTCATATCCTTTTTCATTGGCTCTTTATAACCATTGGCATGTGCCGCGGCGGCCTGTTTAGCGGCCTGTGCGCGAGTAGGATATACCTTGCCGTGGTTGCCCCATTGATATCCGCCTTTTACTTTCATTATTGGCATTGTTTATTCTCCAGTTGATAAATTCTTGCTTGTTGTTGGGCAACCAAGGTGCTTAGGGAATTAACCTGTTCAACTAGGTAGCCAATATTTTGATTCATTTGATTACAGGCATTAACAACATTCTGTATACTGGCTGTGTTGTTGTTAGTGGCTGTAATAGTCTGTTCCAGTCGTTCTAATGGATCAAACTCTGAATTTAGGTATTTCATTGGGTATTTACTTGCTCTAAATCAAATAGGCGGGGTAATGGGTTATGAAACTGTTGATATTCATGTTCACCTGATGCGGCCGCTCTACAGATATCTATAGCAAATTTGCCCAATTCATGATCATAGAGTCGACCTGAGTGTCGAATCTGATCTATGATCCAAGCAAATAGATTATCCTTGGCCATTTTAACACCTGGGCGACCACAGTCAATAGATCCATTAAAAATCTTTAGGGCGGCATCATAATACTGCCGTTCCATGATTCTTAGACTGTCTGGATTACGCAATTTGGTTTCTTTGATCTCCATGCTTTGTGCTAGAGTTTCTAACAGTATTTCTCTATGGTCTTTGATCAAACGAATAGTATGTGTCATTTTTTATACTTGCCCTTAAATTTGTCCAAGGTCTTTCTACGATGTGTATATTCTAACAGGTTCTGCCCTGAAAGGTCAAGCACTCCGGGTTCTATTTCTCTTAGGTCAACCCATGATCGAACTATAAGCACTAGATGTGCTCGGCGTGTCATAATGGCCACATTACCCACTGCCCAAGGTTTATCTATATCAAGCCTGTGCATACATAAGTCTTCTGGTTGACGACCTCGGCGATGCCAAAGATGTTCTGGCCAAATTTCATCCTGCCATTGTTCAGGAGTAATGGTCCATTCTTGACCTCTAAAATGTTCTTGTGCTCGGGCACGACTGTAGGCTCTGTGTTTTAGACTACGTGCTCGATCACCTGGATAGGTCCAAGCATTGGGTTTAGGTCCTGGAGGTCCACCTATTCTTTTGCCTGTCATGGGGTCTTCCTTGGTTTAAGTTCTAGGGCTTCTAGATGTGTCCATCCACGACCTAGTCTTTGATAAACTGTGCTGGGACTCATGCCTAAATGATCAATCCATTGTGCTACATTCATACGTTGACCTTGATGTTGAATATACACACAGTCAGTTCTGCGATTGGCATAACCTTTGCGTGTGTCCCAACAGATATTACCTCTGCGATAGTCCTTTGAGGGATCAATTCTAGTTAATTGATCACAACCTGGTGTTCGAGGTAGGCATTCTATATCTTCTACAAAGGTATTAAAATCATGCCAATATCTTGCGACCTTGATGCCTAGAGCACCTTGACTGCGATAGGTGGCAATATTAGGGTTGGAGGTGTAATCAATCCAATTACGCCATTTGTGATACCATGGGTGACGACTCTTACTCATATCTATTAATCCTTTTATTCACTGACTTAATGGATTCAATCTTACGTTTTACTGATTCACGATGTAGATGTCTAAGTCTTATCTCTTCGCTCCAACGTAGTTGATCCAATACTTGTTCAAAGGGATGTTCTATTAACCAATCAATATAAGACCAATCCGTAGAAGTTCTCTTTGTCATCTAGTATTTATAACATACTTTATATCAGTATATCAAATGGGGTTAAATCAGACCAATACTGTGCTACAACTAAACCTACTAATCTCTTTTGTTTATAAGTAACAATTCTGTGTTCACTAACCCATTGGCTAATTTCTATTAATTGATTAAAGTCCTTACCACTTACACTATGATTCTTATTGAGATTCAAGATAAAGAAATCCACTGTGTCTATGAGATCCTGGGGCGTTTGAAAGATATCATCTATCAATTTCCATACACGACTTTCTGTTAGATATTCAGCATTTACTGAGATATAGTCTATTTTCTTTGCGATACTTGTTTTCATCTACTTCTCCTTAATTTTAAGTAATGAGGTCTTTAACAAGACCTTATTCAATTAAAAAATAACATTCCGCTTCGCTACATGTTATTTGTTTAATATGAATCAGTCATTTAATATATCTATGAGACATATTCAAAAGAAATATTATGGAAAGTCGTGAGAGGGCAAATGTAGTTTCCGTAAATTAAAAAAGCCCTAAGACTTTATATCTACTCACTACATTTGCCCACGACTTCTAATATCACTTATGGATAAGTCCCAGATCTCTCTGGGGGTCGTCCTTGGTGTGTTTTCCGGAAGAGGTTTGACTATATCTTACTTCCAACCATTGCTGGCTACACAGGGCATACACGCTATCTACTTTATCCAAGAATACTTACAGTAGAATTACAGCGCCAATCAGGATTACCCCTCGTTTATGAACTGATTGCTTTTGAGACGGAATTAGAGAAATTTACTTGTGCCATGATGGAGTTGCCTTAGTCGCATATATTTATAATAGACGAATCCTTTCATGTTGTAAACAGAATTTATAGCCAAAAAAAGAGCCCACTGTAGATAGTGGGCTCAAACTGTATTTGGATTTATAAAAATGACTAAGTTCTTATGGCTTTGAGAAGCACAACCCCATTGCGGAGTGTGACCAAATACAGTATAGATTTAAATCAAGGAGATTTTTGTCTATGAATATATTTAAACATAATTTTAAAAAGAGGTCAAGTTTTCTGGCTATCTTGAGCGAATTTCTTACCACAATAGCATTTAATGACCTGTCCTTGATCTGTAATCTTAATCTGTTGTGTTTTATTTTCAACCAATTGATTACAGTCCTTACACCATTCTCGGCTTTTGGGCCATTTCTTAATGATGGTAGTTCCAGTTAGATTGGGTTCATAGGGTTCTGTTCCACGGCCCTTATTACTGCGACCCGTAGGTTTTACTTCCATTGTTCGTTCCACATCTATGATCCATTCAGCGCCGATGGCGTCTAGTTTTTCTGTAAAGGCATTTCTCTTCATGCCAGTATTTAGATCTAGTTAGATCAATTGTTTAGAGTTTTGGATTATATTCAGCCCAGGTGTGGTGGGCGGGATTAGCATTGATTACCAATTTGAAATTGGGATTATGGTCAAAATATTCATGAACTGCTAGAGTAGCACCTTGACAGGTAGGACTGGCATAGTCATCAAACACGATCCTAGCACCAGGAACCAAACGTCCTTCTAGCCAAGCAAATATTTCCATATGACCTTGGTAAACATCTACATCCACGTGCACTAGACCAAATTCTGCATTCCCTAGTTCTGATCCAGTTTCTCTAGGAAAGATACCTTCATGGACTGACCAATTGTCTAGACCTTGGCTGGCCAATAGATCACGAACCAATTGACTGCTAGTGTCTCCACCAAAATCTCCATCTTTGTGAAAATTGTCCTTAGCACCTGCTAGGGCAATGCCTTTAAATGTGTCGCAGACATAGACCTTGGCCTTAGGTCTATGGATTTGTGCGCTGGCGGCCAACATTAATGCGGTGCCTCCACGCCAAGTGCCAACTTCTAGAATATCACCCTCAGGAGCCTGACCTACCAAATTCCAAAGATTTAACAGTTTATGTGGTGGAACACAACTATGGGTTCCATCTACCCTACGGATTAGATCCTGTGGGTTCATATATGTCCCAAATAGCGTAACAGGCCTAAAATAATAGTAAACATGCCGCCTAGTATAGTCATGCCAGCTTTGATTAACATAGAGGCAATTTCCGTCTTAAAATTGTCAATTTTCTTGTCAATTCCGTCGATTTTTGCTTCTAATTTGGTCAATCTTGTGTCTAAATCTTGGTATCTTAAAGCACATAGGTCAACATGTGCTTCTAGGCTAGTTTTCTCATTTTCAGTGGTAGGTAACATTATACGGCCGATCCATCATTAACATAACTCCAACGACTGTTGGTCACATCCCAAAAGGCCAATCTGCCTGAACCAGATATGGTAATCAACTTGCCTGGAGCACCTGCGGGTAAACTACTAGCGCCATAACTGAATGGTGCGCTTGGTGGAGTATATGAGCTGGTATACAAGGCTGTGCCTTTGGTAACACGGAATTCATTCATATAAATTTCGCAACCATATTCGCTATAATAGTCAGTGTGAATTCTAGCACTATTAATATCAGTAAAATTACTATCATTGGTAATGCCACCAGTAACCTGACCATTTAAGGCCACATAAACAGAAGTTCCCTGACGGCACATGGCTATGTGATACCAATTGTTTACTGATCCATAATTACTGGTTGATACGTTTGATCCATATAGATAATTGGCCACTAGGAAATTACTGGTGCCACCTGGACTAGATAAGGCCAATACGTTGAATAATGCATTACCATAAGCAGTATCTGAGTTTAGAGAAAATACGCTAAAGTTACCACCACCACCAAAATTAACGGCATAAAGCCAGCATTCAACGGTATAATCACTTGTGCCAAAGGCCAAACTGCTGTTGTTACCAATGGCTAGATCACTACCACTAGGTAGATGTAGACTGCCTGTGCCAAATTTACTATGACTAGTGCTGATTGCCGCACCATTTTCTGCTGTAAAGGTAAATGTTCCTGTGGCATCAGTAATATCAGTATCAAAATGTGCCAATAGTGTTGGAGCATCGCCACCACTTGAGACCACTGGAGTTAGGATCACGCTGGCAAAGGTAGCCGTGGTGCCCGAACTGTTGGCAGTTAGTAAAACATTGGTAGAAGTGAGATTAGAACCATCATCAAATTGAAGGCCCTTTTTGATTTTAAAATAATTTTCGTTTGTTGACATTTAAGTTTCCATTTCCACTTAAGGAGTTAATGGGGGCCGGAGCCCCCTTGATTATGAATATAAGGCTGTGGCCATTACACGAATGTTCACACTATTAACGCTGGATATTGGGGTATACTGTAGAACAATATTACCACTAACAATAACGTTTTGGAATGTGCCCAATTCTACATCGCTTACAGTGATACCATATTCAGTTTCATATAGATTACCATCACTATTGATACAGATCAATTCTAATGCGTGAATTCTATGTGAACTTGTTGAAGTTGTATCAACAGCTTGAATAAAATATTTGATAGCAGTTTGATCAGAACTAAAACTGGTCAAATTAACGCCTGAACTGTTATCAATGTTATTCTTATAGTAACTGTATTGAATATACTCACCAGCATCTATGGTAGGAGTTGTTGCGGCTTCACTAGCATTACTTGTAACAAAATGTCCTTGTGAGGTAACGGTCTGTTGGAATACCCATCCTGCGTTAGTTGCCTCAACAGTTTTGTCATTGTTGTTGTAGAACTGTAGATAACCATCACCACTTGAGAACATACCAGTATCAAGACCACCATCAGCAGTGAATGAATATCCACCATCAATCCCTGGGCTGGTAATCTCTGCGGCTAAGAAACGCCATGCTTTGATTGCTCCAGTTAATGGATCAACAGTAACACCATAATCGCTGGTTACTGGGCTTCCTGAGTTGTTTAGAACCACGGCCAAATCAGCATTTAATGTGCTGTTCATTGGTGTTGGGAATACCCCAGTAGCACCATCATGACCAGTAGCTCCAGTTGAACCTTGGTTACCTGTAACACCCGTTGCTCCTGTGCTACCAATATTACCTGTAATACCCGTAGCACCTGTGGCTCCCGCATTACCAGTTACGCCGGTTGCTCCAGTGGCTCCTATATTACCTGTGTTTCCTGTTGCTCCAGTAGCACCTTGATATCCTGTTGCTCCAGTAGCACCTTGTGCGCCAGCAATCAATCCTACAAATAAAGCATGATTATTAGGGAAGTTTGTAGTTCCAGTTCCACCGCTGTTAACTAGAGCGACAGGAATTACCCACCAACTGCTACCACCACCATTTGTGGTATTAGTTGGAGTTCCTGTGATGCGCCAGGTTTGATAGTTAGCACTATTACTGGCATCTTGAATAACAAATTCTTGACTATTTTGTAGTAAGGCTAGATAGATATCAATGTCTAGATTATCATTGGTTAAATGACTTAACATGATATTTGTTGCGGAAACCTGTGTAGCGTTGTTCCAATCTACATTACCATTACCTGGATAAGTTGCTGTGCTATGATTTACTGTATCGGCCTGATAAAGGAAAATACTATTACTAACACCCTGGGCACCTGTGGCTCCTGTTGATCCAATATCTCCAGTAACACCCGTTGCTCCAGTGGCTCCAATATTACCTGTAACACCCGTTGCTCCAGTGGCTCCTATATTACCTATAACCCCTGTCGCTCCTGTGCTACCAATATTACCTGTAACACCCGTAGCACCTGTGCTACCAATATTACCCGTTACACCAGTGGCTCCAGTTGATCCAATATCTCCAGTTACCCCTGTCGCTCCAGTAGCACCCGTATTACCATCATTACCTGTAACACCCGTAGCACCTGTGGCTCCTACGTTACCTGTAGGTCCAGTTACACCCGTGGCTCCTGTTGAACCTACGTTACCTGTTTGGCCAGTTGCTCCAGTAGCACCACGATTACCAGCATCACCTGTTTGACCAGTAGCACCAACTGCTCCTGATAGGTTGATATACCATGATGTATATGGACCACCTGACATTGAATTGTAGCCAATATTAATTGTCATTGATGTTCCACTATAGGAACTGATACCACCATACATAGCACCTGATTGACCAGGACTATTGACCTTGACCGTTGCGCCAACAGCATAGGCAGTTGTTGAAGAATCTACACTAACAGTAAATGTCTTGTTGCCTGTGCCCGGAGTGATTGAACTAGATGAAGTTAATTGGCCATACCCTAGACCATTTGAACCAGCAGTTCCCGTAGCACCTGTGGCACCCGTATTACCTGTAACACCCGTGGCACCAGTTGCGCCCGTGTTACCATTTGATCCTGCGCTACCTGTTGCGCCCTGTGCGCCTGTAGCACCATCATTACCTGTAACACCTGTGGCACCTTGATTACCTTGAACTCCAGTGGCTCCAGTTGATCCTATATTTCCAGTAACACCTGTGGCACCCGTAGCACCTACGTTACCCTGTGTTCCTTGATCACCCTGAGCACCTGTTGCTCCATGGGCACCTGTGGCTCCTGTTTGGCCTTGTGCGCCCGTCGCTCCTACTAGTCCTGTGGCTGTGTCTACGTAGGTGCCATCTGGGAATTGTAACCCTAGCCCTACTTTAAATCTTTTTTCTGTTGTTGACATGTCTTTTAGTTCCTATGTTAGATCTGGGTAATTAGACCAGATATGTTATTTGTGACGTTACGTTCATATTTGTTGCGGCTGTGGGCAAAAAGGTAACTGTTGCTGTAGATCCTGTATACTGATAAGCATAAGAACCTAGGCTACCATTGTTATCTAATTCCCCATACCTAGTGAATGAAAGATTGCTTCCATCCCCATGTAATAAAATCTCATCTACTTGCCAACTGCTCTGGTCCTTGATATGAACTAGATATTTGGCTACATTATATTGACTAGTGTCTAGACCACCAATATTAACAGTATTTGTGCCCGTAATGCCACTCACACTATAGGCATTCATATTTACAATGTTACCCAGTTTTACCTGCGAAAATGTAACTGAACTTGTGGTGTTTAGATTTTGATCAAAACCAGGTCCAGTTGGACCTGCGATTGCGATATAGAAACCTGTATATGATCCATATATATTAAATCTAGTTGAAGATTGTTGATAGGCTTCGATCTGAACCTGCCAATTAGCACCTGAAATACTAACAATATAACCAAATAAGGTTATTCCAGTTGAACTATTGAATAATGAAATATTGGTTCCAGTTGAATAGGCATTGTAACTGTTATTCACTGTGATCATTGTTTGGAAAGTAAGATAGCCACTGAATGTGATAGTGGATGTGCTAGTGGCATTATATCCTTGACCTTGGGCACCTGTGGCGCCGGTTGGTCCTGTGGCGCCTGTGGCACCATTTATTCCATTTGTTCCTGCGGCACCTGTGGCGCCGGTTGGTCCAGTAGCGCCGGTTGGTCCTGTGGCGCCTGGAGTAGGAACTGTGCCAAAAATGGCTGGGGTTGTGTTTACAACAACATTGGTAGTGGTAGCACTTACTGTAACAACCTGTTGGTTTTCGCTTATGTCTACCTTGGGTTCATAAGCGGTAATGTTTACGGTATAGGCCATTTTATGCTCCTACAACGACTGGAGCATAAGTATCCGCTAGAGTAGGGTCGCCTGAAGTTACGCCTGGTTCCCATGATTGTAGAATAGCCCAACGATGTGTATTAATCTGTGGAGGAGTAGCGTTGTCTCTCCAGGTTACACCAACTACAGTAATTGGAGTATGACTACGGGCATCAGGAATAATTGGTCCTGTGTAGAGTCCACCTGGGATAGTAATTGCCACTGTGCCTGAACTTGCGTTCAAGACCTGAACATAGGTAGATGTTGAAATACCACCTACAGGAAATGTGCCAATAATCTTAGTTCCACTAAAATTAGGAGCCCCAGTTTGAATATTATATGATATGGTATCTGCGACCACTGTCTGATAGTCGAGATGAAAATTCCAACTGGTAATATCAGTGTTGAAATTGTAAACTGCTGTTTTTTGTGTGGATGGAAATGCGATCTCCACCTGAATGTTATCTGATCCGCCAATATATTGGCTAAAGTCTAATGTTGCCATGATTTCTCCTGTTGGACAATGGACTAGTCCTGTTGAACTGGTCTGGTATTGTTATTTAATATAAGTTAAGTTTTTAATATATTCTATAGCCTAATATATTTGAAGTATAGGTTGTTGCTCCTGGATATATGGCTGTAAATGCATAGGTTCCTGTTGAAAAACTATTAGCTGGAAAATTAAAAGTTACCGTATTTCCAACACTGGTTGCTGTTGATATTACAGTTCCAAAATTGGCCAATTGTAAAGTTATTGGTGAAGATGGAGTTGAACTTAAGGTTGCTCTAAATGAAGTAGCAGTATGAGCACTAGCCAAGGAACGTGTATCATAAGCGCCACTTAGATAGGAATCATTAGAATTTACATCATATACTACTGTATAAGGAGGTGTCGCTATTAATTTAATAGTTCCAGTGCTAATTGTTAAAGTTGCGGTATTAGTTTGTGTTCCATAAGTTCTTACACCGTCAAAGATGCCTAAAGGCCATGAAGCTGACAAATTATGAATTGTATTTGAATTTAATCCACTAATGTTTGTGGCAGGTAATCCCACAAGACTTGTGCTACCTGTGGTCAAGGCCAAAGTGGTCACTGTATTCACCGCCAATATATGATTGTAATTAGAATTACTAATTAAACTTCCTGTTTCAATTATACATCTTTGTAAGGCCTGATGCCAAGGAGTCCATTTAGGATTAATAGGAGTATAAGGAGCGCCATTACCTATTCCATAAACACTATATAAATCATATAAAACATCGTTGTCAGTGGTAGGAATTAATTGAACACTGGCCCATTTGGTATAAGAATAATACCAAACTCCAGAAACATAAGCATTATTACCAGAATATGGTGGATTAGGTCCATTATAACCAGATCCTGTAATACTGGCTACCCAATAATAACTGGTTTTATTTAGATCAGGACTATAAATTTTAACAGTTGGTGGATGATCACCACCGCCTAAAGCTACAGTAAATGGAGTAGATGTAGACCCGGGAGTAATTTCATCCCATAAAAATCCTGTGATAAATTGACTGCTAATCCAACCACAAATAATTTTATTTGTAGTAGTAGTTCCACTCCAAATATAAGGATTAGGATCATAAATGGTATCTGTCAAGGTAATTGTTCCAGATAAATTAGTTCCACTACTGGCTGTAACAGTAATTGTTTCAGTAGTAAATGGAGTAGTTGTTGATGGATTAGTGGAAAGTGTTAATCTACCAGGGAATGAAACAGCATAGATTACATTAACAGTTGCAGTAACAGCCTGCTTGTCAAAATAAGGTCTTGTGCCATCTATAATTCCACCTAACCAATGTGCTGAAATAGTATATGTTCCGGTTGAACTAAATGTAGATGAATTTGTAATTAATATGGCCTGATTAGTAGAACTACTAAATGTTGCTGTTCCAATAAAGGTTCCATTAGAATAGAAATTTATATTGTTGGACATTTGTGAACTAGTAGATACATTAGCTGACAAATATCCAGGCAAATTACTGGTTAATGTTTTATAAGGAGCCAAAGTAATAGCAGGACCTAAGGTATAGGCACTAATTGCTGTTATGGTAAACAAGGCCGAAGTTTTACCTATAAATGGTCGTCTATTAGTGTCTGTGCCGCCTAACCAATTGGCGTAAACAGTATATGTTCCCGATGAAGCAAATAAGGTAGGTAATTCAGCAACACTATTGATAAAAGTAGCAGTTCCAATTTCACTACCATTAACATAAAAATCCACTTCGCCATTAAAATAATTTGTTCCTGTAATATTAGCCTTAATTGTTTGTGTTTCATTTACAATATATGGTCCATGAATTCCACCATAGGGATCATTAATTACATCAATGTTTAAAGGTTGACCTATAACATATCCATTGGTTATAGTAAACACACTAGCAGGATTTGTTCTTTGACTAGCATAAAATTTACCTTCTTCTAATCCACCATACCATAGACCATAGACAGATTGGGTGCCTGGAGTAGAATAGGTATACTCCATATTGGAATAATTATCATATCCATTAAAGGTAAATGTTCCTGTGGTCAATGATTGATAATTTTGAACAATATAGGTTGTTTGCCCACTTAGATTGGTTGAAGTATTTAGATCCAAGGTAAAATATGTGGGATAACCAGCAACAAATTGATTTAAACCTAGATAATTGTCATTGGTAATAGTTAATGCCATAGGAGTTGGAAAACTTAATCCTGTGGTTACAGTCATACCTATAGCTTGACTAGATGTTGAATAATATTTAGGTGTGCCAAGACTACCTGGATAATAGGCTGAAATATTATAATTGCCTGGTGCTAAACTGGTTGTTTGAAAAACAGCCTGATTATTGGTTAAAGTGCTTGATCCAATAGGCACATTACCATCAAAGAATACCACTGTGCCTGTATAGACCGCACTGGTAGTGGCAGTGAAATAGGCAGTGAATACTGTATTGACCATATAACTAGTTGGATTAGGATTAATGGTCAAATAAAGTGTATCTGGTAATTCTCTAGCAAGAATTTCTATATTACTACTAGTGGTAAGGCTAAGATAACGTGGAGTTGATGTTTGATTGCCATCCCATGTGGCTGTATAGGTATAGGTTCCAGTGGTTAAATTATTAAAGATTGTAAAGTCTGCTTGATTATTGACCACAGGCACTGAACCTAATAGCACATTGGCATCATCATAAAAACTGATATTGCCAGGTAAATTTGTTGAGGTTGTCAATGTGGCCACCATCTGTATGTTGCCTTCTCTATAGACTCCATAACTAGGTGTAAATGCTAGGTTTAGGCCAGCATGACTATCACGGCCTGCTAGAACTGTATAGGTTGTAGATGTTGATACACCTTGATAGGTAGTTCCATCTACACTAGATCCTGCCCATACTGCTTCAATAAGATGTGTGCCTGGATCTAGATAAGGAACAGTTAAGAATCCAGCATTTTCAAATATGGTCACACTACCTAACTGTGTGTGATCTTCATAAAAAACAAAACTACCTGTGACAAAGGTAGAAGTAGATAAGATGGCTTCAAAGGTAACAGGTGTTTCGCCAGCAATGGCAGTTCCACTAGGCACTGATGAGATAATATTAAATGTGCCACCTAAATTAGCACCAGAGGCCACTGAAACTGTGGCAGTAGAATTATATATAGTTGTTTGTCCAGCAAAACGTCCCTGTCCAGGCCATACCGCATAGATATTGTGTGTTCCTGTTTGTAAAGTCTTAAGAACAAAAGGACAACTGCTGACATTGATAAAACTACTGGTGCCTAGAGTAATGGTTGTGGTCGTAGAACCATTGTTCCAACGACTATAAAATGTCACAGGATTTTCTTTGTAGACAGCGGCATCACTAATGGCCTTAAGCACAACAGGTTTGCCATAACTGGTCGCAGTAGAACTGGCAATTAGAATAAAATTACTCTGTATGGTCCCAGTTGTGGATGCTGGTGTAATGCCATTTTGCGGTGCTGGTGTAAAAATCATAATTATTCCTTATCCATTAACAGTGACAATAGTTCTTTTATCACCTACTGCTACAAATTTATTCAGGCTAGGACTATAGGCAATAGCGTTTAGGTTATTGGCAGTTCCTGATTGTCCTCTGGTCCATGTGGCTCCATTATCTTCAGAATAAACCACATGTCCATTGGCCCCTACAATGACAAAAGTTCCATTACCATAGGTAACACTTAACCAACGACTACCTGGCCAACCTGATGAGGACCATGTCCATGATATTCCATCTGTGCTGGTGCCAACACAATCACTTGCTCCTGCGGCAACCCAATGTCCATTACCATAGGCAATAGCATCTAAACTATGAGGAGCAGTTACCAAGGTCCATGTGCTGGAATTTGAACCAACTCGATTACTATATAATATTCCACCAGCAAGACCTCGACTACCAGCAAAGGCCACACGATAACTACTGGTTGTATGGTCTGATAAATTACTAGCACCTGCTCCTATGGCAGTGGCTCCACTATCATTATATTCTAGACCTACACTAATGGCTGTATCTACCCCATCAAGAGAGGAAGCATTATAATAGTTAAAAGGTAGACCATTTACTCGATAGATAGCGCCTTCTAATGAACCAATTAGGTGTAGGGCATTGGCAAAACTTCCTGATTTATAAAATGTATAACAGGAAACAGCAACTTCTCCAGTAATATCTGAGGATCCATTAATTTTAAAATGACTGCTAGGAATATTAAATCCATCTCCAGTAACCACATTGTTGGTTGTGGTATTGGCCAATCGACCCCATAGGCTTCGAACATATACTAGATTATTATATTGATCAATAGCACTAACAGCATCCCAATAGACAGTTCCAGCAGATCCAAATTCACTACTTTGTAGTGTTACTCCATTATATAGATCTACTCCTAATGAATTAGGTGGACCCATTTCAACAAAGTTTACTCCATCACGACTGCGTAGGGTAAGACCATTGGCACCTACAGCAGTAAATTGACTTTGGTCACCTATTGAAGGAATGTGATCAGGATCTGTAATAGTCCAACGCACATCATAGAGATTATCCTGTGTTAGAGTGGTAGGAATAGGACTGGTTGAAATAGTAACTACACCCTGTCCATTAGGCGCACTGATATAGATGCCAGGTCCTGCCACAATCTGATTGACTGTGTTTACTGTAGACTGTGTTGATGATCCAATATGTGTGGTGTAACTATCCTTGGCTCCGGGAATATAACCATTGCCACCTAAAAAGGTAGATGAAACAGTTTGAACTCCAGCACTATCTATAACCTGTCTATAGATAGCCTGATTGGTCACAGGATCAATAGGCACACTTCCTAATGCGCCAGCAGGTCCTCTAAAACTCATTGAGGAAGGAAACGCTGTCTGTTGAGGTGGTGCGTTATTGGTTATAAAGGTCGAGGTATTAAATTTATCGGTTTGGTTAGCCATTCAAATCTCCATTATGCGTAATCATCAAAATTGTAAACACTACTATCATATACATCAGGTGGTTGTGGTGTTGCGTCTGCCACTATCTCTAGAGTATCTCCAGGTTGTGGATTATCTGTAGGTTCTCCATTGCTGGCCTGTAGACCTCTAGTGGTTGTTGTAGGACCAAAGATACCTGGATCTACCGGCTTGGCCTCACCTGGTGGTGTAGACAAATCCTTGCCTAGGAAATCAGGAAGAATATCATTTAGATATCCCTTGTTATACAAATAACTTGCGCCCAATAGGCCAGCACTTGCTCCTAGAATAGGACCTAGTTGACTAAAGAAACTTGGTGAACTTTGGTTATTGCTGGCAGGAGTCACTACCTTACTGCCTGCGATACTGCCATCAAGAACCTGTTGACCTTGAATCACTGTAGCAGTTGATGACCAAGCAATGGCCGCACTAGAATCACTAAAGTCACTTGAACTGTTAGGACCTTGTGCTCGGGTCACCCACCAATAGGTATTGGTAGCAAAGCCTTGTATCTGGACCTGCTCATAATAACTTAGACCATTGGTAGCAGTATGAGGATATAAGGTTCCACCATTACCATAATATTGTGTGGTATATAGAGTATAGTTGTTGCTGTTAAAGGTGCTGGTGGTCACACTATACCAGAATTCCATGCCAGTGACATTACCGCTGGTAGGTATATCACCCTGTATGATGAATATGCCAGTTGAGGTATTGCTGATATCCGCACGATAGATCGGCGCATTAGGCCTGCTGATATAATTGGTGCTGGTCAATAGGCCAAATTCATCAGGAGTATAATAGTGCGGATTCATTGTGGTATAGATACTGTCATTATAACTCATGGCAGTAATTTGAACACTTAGGAATCCACTAGCATCCTTGGCTTCTTTGATCTGTGTAACACGAAATGGTTTACCTGGGCAGGTCAGATTATTGTAGGTGTTTGGAGCCCAACCATACCATTCATGATCTATGGCCACAATATCACCAGCATTGAGATGTATGCCTGAATAGTCCATGGTGAAGTTAATGATTATGTCTTCACGGCTCATCCATAACTTGCGATAACCTAGATAGGTAGCCTGGATTGGATCACTGACAAAAGGATAGGCAATTTGAATATTGTTTTCAGGTTCATTAGGTGATTTAAATTGATCTTCTAACCAATAATAACGATAATCAGTTTGACCAATGATATCTGGATTAGGAAAAGCAACAGTAATCTTATTAGCACTGGATTTTAGATCAGTAGGAGTAATATTAATTCCACCAATGATATTATTGCTGTTGATCACAGTCATGGTGGCAGTAGTTTGTCCTGTTTGAAATAGGCTAAGATTAGTAATCACACCCCATTTACCCTGGCGTTCATCCCACTGTAGCCAACTATCACAGGCCTGTGTCATGTCATTTAGATTGGTTAGACAGTCCTTGGTAGTATCAACAATACCATTAATTTCATAGGTAAATGAATTGCTGACATTTTGACCTAGAGTATCTGTGATGCTTAGACTGGCCGCACTGATGGTATTCAATGAGGTCAAGGTGGCTGTATTGATATTGGTTATAGGAACTCCAGCACCATAACGTGTATTGGTTAGATAATCTTTGATTACATCACCTGGTGCTGTTAGAGTGTTAACAATTTTAGCCTGGATCTGACCAAGTCCATGAACTCCAGCATTGCTGTCATAGTTTAATCTAAGAATAGCAAATACCGTGTTGCTCATAGCATCATTGGTGATCCATTTAAGTTGATCAGGAATGCGACTGTCCTGTAGAACAGTTCTAGCATCTAGGCTAGTGGTCTGTAGATTATCTGTAATGTTGGCAAAGCCAGCAGAATTATCATAGGCTCTATGGCTGGTAGGCACAGCACTACCATTCTTATAAAAATACATGGCGACCTTGCCAGCAGGTGCTACTTCAATGGTTCCGCCAATCTTACTATTCTTTTTAGGTCTAGTCCACCAACCTAGGATTTCAGCAGGATCAGCACCAGCATTGCCATTGAACAATAATAACTTGCCATCATACCATACTTCTTCAAAATGTATATCACCCGAATCAGTGGTTTCACTAAAAGACAACACATACCACATGGTCTGTTGATCACTTGAAATAATAGCATCTGTAACCACTGGTTGAACATAGGTGCTACCATAGGCCACAGGTAGTTTATTATCTGTAGCTGGTCCTAACTGTAGTTCTCCTCCTGCTGTTCCTGATCCTACTGTAGGCTGTTGATTAGGCTGTAGTAGACTGGCAATAGCATAGGTAGTTGCCAAACGCACGGCAAAGTAGGTGGCGGCGTAGGCAAATGTGCCTTCTGCGAAATATGATGCTATAAGTGCGGCTGGCATGTTATTGGCTCCAAGTTTCTTCTAATTTCTTAAACCCAAAACGTTCATAGTTTAGGTCTGGACTATTAATCATTTTACTCACAGTGAAATAGGTAATTTCTCCTGAATTCTTCATAATGGTCGCAATGTCTACATAGGTCTTTAATAATCTATATCCAGCACTTGTTCCTCTAGCCTCTGGATTAACCCAATAGGCCAATTCATTCATACAGAACTTGGTATGGTCCCAGATATTGATATTCTTGATAGCAATTAAGAATCCAGTTAGGTCACCACGAGGATCTGTGGATACTAGAATAACACCATTATTCTTGGTGAATATCATTTCAAGAATATTTCGTGCGGTATCTTCCTTGGCATCCTTAAGACATTCAAGAGGAGTTGCTAGTTTATATCTATGCAGCATCTCAATCAATTGATCTGTATCTTTGACCTGGGCCTGTCTTATCATACTGGAAGTCCAAAATTAAATGTTGTATTATGAATCGCTTGAACACGATCCATTGAACTATCATAATTAGTGTTAGTTGGATTGCCATTGCCATCATATAGAGGTAGAACATTATTGTTCCAACTAGCACCATTGGTATGTCGACCACTAAATCTATTTTCCAATACAGTTTTATAAGAACTACATTGTATGGTTAAGCTAAAGGTGTCAACCTGACTTTGACGATCTTCTGTAATATGATATGAAGTTGTAATGCCGGTATATCGCAACTGTGGTGTATCAATTAGGTTATAGTTGGCATCATAAAATCCACGCCATATCTCAATTTTAGATCCTTTTAGACCAGCGTGATATGTTGGGGGAGTATCCTCATTCCAACCCACTTCAAGAATATTTTTAATCTGTGTTTGATCAATACCTATTAGAGTAATTTGTGTATCAAATGCGGTAACACTTAGATCACGTTGATGACCACTGATATTGACCAGACCACCTAGGGCAACAAATGATCCACTAAAATTATTACTACTAAATGTTTCAGTTTTATAACTGTTGCTTAGACAATAGGTAAAAGGAGTTACTGAAGAACTTAAGGGATTATAAACTGTTACACGAACAAATTCAGCATCAGTGATCTTTGCTGAATTTAATGCGGCATCAATAGCGGTAGTAAAATAGGTCATAGTTGACGAAATTCCCAATATCCTGGAACAGCAATATCCCCAGTCCATTCATACAGTTGGAAATCACTATTAAAATTAATAATAGCATTGACTCCACCAGGTGATAACTTATAGGTTGGCATATTAGGACAGAACATCTTGAATTGACATTGATTGCCCACATTGATAGCATTACCATTTACTGCTGTGCCAATAAAATTAGGACGATGTGTGGTTACAGTGATGGTTGTTCCTGTGCCCATTACCACGCTGGATCTAACAGAGAAGGGATATGGATATCCCTGAATCTGTATTAGGTCACCGGCAGCCAGAACAACTGCGGCCTGTCCACCTGTTACTGACGCAGGCTTGATTGAATTAAGGTTAAGCACCAATTGGTTACCTACAAAACTTGAGACAGTCATGCTGTTTAGGAGACTATAATTAGGTGTAACACCATCTGATAATTTAACAGCACCTTGATAGGCAAATATATAGGCAAGTCCTTGACTAGCCTTGACACCAAATACACTACTGGCCGTATCTTTGTTAAAACTAACAACTTCAGGTGTTGTTTTATCCAATTGGTCTATGGCTTCTAATAGGTTTCTATTGTCACCATAGCGTAGAGCCGCTGAAATAGTTAAATTTAATCGCCATGGATTGCGTGTAGGTGTTTCACTGACCTTGGCAATTTCACTTCTTGTATATTGAACGCCAACTACGCGACGACGATCAACGGTCATTGTTTCACAGTTGTTTATAATTGTTTGTAATCCCATTATCTAGTCCTCATTGGTAATTCTCGCCTTGCCTGTTCAACCATACCAAACATGGTCATACGGTTTTCAGCAAACAGTTGTGCTACTGATTTGGCATCAACAGCATTGATACTATAGTAATGATTGTGTGTAGTATCTCCCATTGCAGGCTGTTGATTTCCAACTGTCAATTGATGATTAGGAATAATGGTTCCAGATGCTTTAGGAATAAACAATTCAGGACCATTTTCACCAACAATGCTTGGCACACCTACTGGAGGATCACCACCATCTGCAAATGGCAATAAACTCATAACACCTGGCTTAAGGGCTTTGAATAATCCAATTTCTGCTTCCTTAAGTTCCATTTTTAGAATATCTTTGATAACACTATTGGTGAAATCACTAAAACTAAATTTACCTGTATCAACAAAGTTATCCAAGGCCTTGCCCATATTATTGAATACTGTATCAAATGCTGAACTTATTAGATCAGCAGGTGTTTTGGCCATTCTGCTGATCTTAGCAAATGATTCCTCAAGTCCAAATGCCGCTGAACTAGTTGCGGCACGATCTGCCTTGAGAGCACCTTCAGCGGCTTCACGGCGTTCTTGATATTCTTTCTTGATAGCATCTGTTAGTTTCTTTTGATCTGCCTTTTGCTCTTCTGTAATAATACTTTGATCTGCAAAGGACTTTTGCACTTTAAGTATTTCAGCGGCTTCTTCTTTGCGTAGATTGATATTTTCTTGTAGGATCTTTTGTTCAACAGGACTTGTGGCCAATAAAATGGCACGTTGATCTGCTAAAGCATCAGTTTGTAATTTGGTATCACTCGCTAATTTTCTATGTAGGTCACCAGTGATGCCTGACATAAGTCTATCAATTTCTGCTGTGTTGATAATTTTGGCATCAAGTTCTTTTTGTGCGTTGACCTGCGCTCTCAATGCCTTGGCACGATCTCCTTTCTCTTCAGGATCGCCAATTGCTTTCAATCGCTTACGCAACATTTCTTCAAGCATTAGACCATCTTGAGTTTTCTTACGAGCGATATCTCCAACATCAATTTCTTGATAACCTTGTTTGATCTTTTCACTGTGACCTTTAAGCTGTTCTTGGAATTCTGTTTCAGCATTCTTTTCTTTAATGCCAGCCACTTCTATTGCGCTGTTGCGTTCTGTTTTGGCCTGTTCCTTCAATGCGGCAATGCGCTTGTCTGTATTGCCAGCCTTCATTGGATCTAATTCATTAGAGCGTAGGCGTTCTACTTCTAACGCGGCAATCTTTTCTTCATAGACCAATTGTGCTCTAGCAGAAGCAACCTGTGCTTCACCCATTTGTGCCGCTGTGGCATCCAATGCGGCCTTACGGCGAGCAAAGCCTTCTTTTTGTTGTTCAAGAGTAACACCATATTGAAGGCCTTTGTTAGCCTCAGTTCTTAGGATCTTTTCTTGTTCAGCGATATTCTTATCAGATTGTTCTTTCTTAGCGGCATTGGCATCATTAATTTTAGATGTTTCTTCTGCGGCTAGTTTTTCATTATTGATTCTAGCCTGTGTTAATTTTTCAAGCGTCTTAACTTGATTTTGTGTTCGTTGTCCTTCTGGAATGGCTTCAATTTCTGCTATCCTAGTTTTTAATAGGGCTAGACTAGAATTCAATGCGGTTATAGTCTTACTAGAATCATCCTTACCAACATTTTTTAGACTGGTCCAAAAATCACTAAAGAACTGTGTGGTAGTTTCCCAGGCCTTACCTAGATATCCAACTTCCTTGGTCTGAGTTTTTAATTGCTCATCCATGGCCTTCATTGTTTCAATACCAGCCTGTTGATATTTGCCTTGACGGATTAGGTTATCAATATGCTCAAATTGTGCCGCATTTAAAAAATGATAGGTATTGTTAAGTTCTTTAATAACATTAATATTACCGTTAAATGCCTTGGCCAATTCACTGCTGATCTTACCAGCCGCTTCACCTGTTAGATCACTTAATTTTTGTGTAACTGATCCTGTTACCGCCAAACCTTCAGCACCTATTCTACCTGAAGCGGCAAGTCCTGCCAATGCTTCACGCATGTCGCCACCTGTAACACTACCACCTTTCATACTTTGTGCCAATACTTCAATAGATCCGGCTGTTAATCCGGCCATATTATTTGTAGCACTTAACTGATTTTTTAATTCATTAAGTTCATTAGCACCTTTGACAGCGGCATATCCTACTGCTCCTATAGCAACACCTAGGCCAACTAATAATCCTATTGGACTGGCAATGAATCCACCAAGTTGTTTGAACATGGATCCTAGGGCATCTGTATTCTTTAATAGGTCAACACCTTGACTGCTGAATGTTCTTAGAACACTACGACCTTCTGCTAGGTCTTGAATAAGTTGAACAAGATGACTGCGAGCCCCAGCACCTTTTTTGCCTAGTTCATCAATACTCTTGGCAGTATCATCAGCACTCTTGGCGGCTGACTTAGAAGCCCCTTCAAATTCTTTGGTTGCCTGTGTTAAGGCCTTAAGGTCTTTGACCGCATTGCCTGTGTCTATGACAATTTTTACTGTAGTATCAGTCATTATAGTTTCCTAATATAATCGTTAACCAATTGATCAACACGAATTTTTACCTTATCATCAAAAGTTCCAGCGGCCAATTGATCGCTCCAACCTTGATGTAACAGTCTTTCAGCATAGTCATAATTGGCATTGATGGTAACATTGCCATCATAGGTAGTGTGTTCACGAGCATTGCCTTTGTCATGAGGTGTTAATTCAACAACATAGGGCAGAAGTTGTTTGGCCACGACCTTGGGCATATCTTCCAATTTTTTTACGAATTGGTCAATGTTCATAAATTTAACTTCACTCTGGTTTGCCATTGAATTTCTCCACTATAGCCAATAAATCTTCTGTCTTCATGCTCTGTTCAACTAGTTTTGCTCGCTGTTCAGGTGTTGCCCTATGATAATCTTCCCAAGAATTTTTAACATCCGTTGCCATTATATCAAATATAGTGGCATGCTCTGCGACTTGGCTGGGTAATAATGAATATCGTTCTCCCATAGTCGCACACAATATCAAGTATTGTTGGTCTCCAGTTGGGCGGTCTGGGTTGAGTTCTTGGTCTTTGATTTTACAAGGTATTCAGTAATCTTGGTTAAAATGTGTTCAAACACTTCATGCTGAATAATATCATCTGGATTCTTAAGCAATGGTTGTCCTGCTTCATCTTTAAGAATCTCATGTGCCAAATTGTCAATATCCGTGGCATTGTTTTCAACAATTGATTTGATCCAATCATTGTAAAATGTTATGCTGGGGTATTTGGTAATGTAGACAAAGTCCTGACCTGCTAACTCAATCACTGTGGGATCAGTTAACATCAAGCGTGTAATTTCATTTTTGTTCTTAACAAGTGCCATATCTTTATATCCTTTGTTTTAAATGATGGATCAAGGCAAGAATAAACTTCTGTCTATTGGTTGCTTTTTCCAAATCTTGTTGTGCGTGTGAGATTTCTGACATGGATTTAGCGACTTCTGCCTCTAAACTACTCAGTAAATCAATGACGCTGTGTTCGTCAAATAACATATCTATAAATCTCCTATCTTTACTATTTACAATAGACAAAAGGATACCCTAAGATATCCCTTTGTTTTTAACTGTTTCTACTATTAGGTAGAAGCAGTAAAGTCACCATCTACTTCTAGAATCAACGGACTCAACCATACAGGTTGATCTGGAGATACTTTAGGTGCTAGACCTGCCAAGTAACCTGAACCAGTCACATACTTGGTTGAACCACCACCCCAAGCGAACTTGAAGTATACTTTAGTCTTATTATTTGAAATATCAAACAATCCTTTAGTCGTGCCCACACCCGTAAAGAATGAGGTTGGATCAAGAACGATGTTGAAGTTCAAAGAGTTTGTTGCTGGTGTTGTTACAACTGCGCGGCTTGTGCTATCTAATTGTGTCCATCTAAAAGTTCCATTGCTGTTGGTTACAGTAATGTCTTGTAAAGCGGGCACAGTGATAACATTAGTAGTCGCAGTAGTTGTAAAGGCACCTGCTGTTGAATCGCTAGTGATCTGTAGTGATACAAACGCACTGCTTACATTTAAGTTTGCCATTTTATTACTTTCCTTATGTTAATTGTAATCTTGTGAGATCGAAAATGATCTTATATTGCTCGTTATTGTTACCATATATTTGTTCTATGGTATGCTCTCTTTGGAAGTATCCATTGAATAAAGCATTGTCTAGGAATGTGGGGAAAATGCCCAGCAGGTCAGCCACGTATGGATTGTCCTGCGAGGTCATTAGATACATTTCTATTCTGTCTTTGATCAAATAAACACGACCACCGGGAGTAATACCCCCAGTATGAGTTACTCTATCTGCCTGATACACTCTAGCAACATAGATACCCTCAGAAGCCAATTTGGTTATACTTAGAAACTGATTAAAGACTTCTAAGTGAGCACCACCATTGGTTCCTGTGCTGATAGCACGGATACCTGCTCTTGCTTGATCAAGTGTAAACAATGGCATTAGAAATATCTCCTATCGCCTTCAAAGAAGTTAACATCAGACAACCAATTTTGTTGGTATGTGCCAATGAATCCTGCTCCTTTGAGATCGTAATAGTAACTTTCTTGAACTGCTTTTTCCCATTCTTCTTCAAATCTCTTGCGAGCGAAGTTTAAGTTAACTGCATCCTTTTCATTGATGTTAGAGTTGTCTGTTACCAAGGTAGCATAAAAAATTTCTATGCTCTTGTAGACTTCTAACTGAATCAATGTTTGGTTTACCTTAACTAATTTGCTGGGATCAAACGCTGTCATTGTCATTCCGTTAGGAGCCTGTTTGTAATAGAAAGCGCCAAGCGTTTTCTCTACATATTGAGGCCACCAACCAAACTCAAACATGTTTAACAATTCAATACTGGCTTTAGGAAACAGGGTGAGGGTGATTAGATCATCCTGGCCACCTTGTGTTACCTGTTCCATACGACGATAGGCTGAGCGATCATAGAATGCTAGGTCTTCAGGCGTGGCATTAGAGATCTTGTTGACCCCTACTGTTCCGCCTACATACTGTAGACTAGCATCTGTATATTGTAAAAAACTTGCTATAGCCATTTAGGTTCTCTTCGTTTATTGAGGCGTTGAAGTAATCTCAGCCTCGCCTGCTTTACTGTAGGTTAATTGCCATACCACGTGCTGTGGATACAACGCCTGAACCAAAATAGCCTAGACCAGTAATCCAAGTCTGTAGACCACCGTCTTTGTCACCCATAGAGATGTCAAGACCACGGATCATTACAGTTGTAATAGCCTGAGGACCAATTGCAGCACCTTGACGAACAGTTTGTGAACTAACATTGTTCAATGTTACGCTCTGTGAACTCAAGAATGTTGTGAAGATAACTGAGCAACCGTATAGGTTACGCAACATACCAGTAGCCAATAGTTCATCACCCAATGCTGTCAATCCAGCGTTGATAGATGTTGTGCCACCTTGATATACCGCACCACCAGTTAGTTCGCTCAATAGACGCTGTTCTTCTACTGGACTAAGAATAACTGTTGGACGACCTGGGTTACGAGCATCACGCCATGTTTTGATAACATTGCGAATCATACCTAGAACTGTAACTGCTGTAGAACCGCTGGCAACGATAGTTGCTGTAGATCCTGCTGTTAGCAATTCTTGTGCGCCAATTGCTGACACACGGTTGAAACCGTCACCATAAGAACCAACTGTGTAATTTGTGTTAGCAACAGTCTGTTTGAAACTGCTGAAACTTGCTGCAACACGCTGGTCAACCTTTTCAGCGAAACTTGCGCCTAACTCAGAACCTAAGTTATTTGCTAGATCAAACGCTGTAGTCCAACCTAAGAACTTACTGAAAGCAGTCATGGCAACTGCTGGAGTTGCTGTAACTTCTTTTGAAGTGATAGTAGCATTTTGCTCAATGTTTGTGCTGGTGCTATAAGTTGGGTTTGTTCCAGCATCTGTATAATCACCATAACTGATAGGTGCCATGCTTGGAACTTTGTATACGTTACCCTGATTAGGAGTAACAACTGAGGTCATGTTAACAAGACCTTGTGATTCATGTAGAACTTGAATCGCACTATTCTGGATCGTTTTTTCAAACGCGGAACTTTCACCAGATGATCCACCAATAAAATATGACATTTAATTTTTCCTTAAATTATATCGTCTTTAGACGAGTGGTTTATTCACATTAACCGTCATACCCTTAAAGTTGTTACCTGCTAGACCATTGCGTTGTTTCCAGGCTTTCCAGGCTTCTAAATCTTCACCTGCGTCTGGAATCTCATTGTTGTTTTTACCAACACCTTGACCAAACTTACTGCCTGTTCCTGAACGCCCTTCATCAGCGGCCAACTTGGGACGACTTCTTAATATGTCTGTTGCGAGTGCGTCAAGTGTATATGGATTACCTTTGGCATCCAACTTCACTGACCCATTCGCACCCTTTACGAAGTAATTACCATTTTCGTCAAAATCAATTTGTGATTCAAATAGATTTGTGGCGATATCCAACATATTAGAATCAAAGCCTGCTTTAATGGCTGTCTCCTTAATGCTGGACTGTAATGTTGAACGACGAACTGCTTGGTCTTTCTGAACCAACTGATCTTGTAGACCGTTGATCATATTACGCAATTCTGTCAACTCACTATTACCGCGGTTGTTACTTCTATCTTCTCTGGCGTTTACGGAGCCACCGTTAGATCCATTGACTAGAGATTCAATGTATTTGATCGCGTCATTAGTCTTGCTAAAGTCTTGACCTAATACCTTACCTAAAGCCCCTAGGACTTCTTGCTGTCCACTTTTACGGATAGCGCCTAGATTAGGCATATCCTGTTGGACAGCTTGTTGGCTACCTTGACCTTGGTCTTGGCTTCCGTCGTTTTGGTTATTATCGTTACCACCGTTTGATTGTAGATCCATTTCTGAATTTTTCCTTTTTAGTTATTTGGGGCACTACCCCAGTAGTCTAGTTTAACGCCTCTAGACCAAAGGCGAAAAATTGTTTAGCGTCCTACACCCAAGGTAATCAATTGACGAGCAATTGGATCATTGGTTGTAACACCCTTGTCTTGTATAGCGGCATCATAGATATCTGCTTTGCCTAGAGGTTTTTTCAACATGGCAATTTCATCTAAAGGTGCTTCTACTTCTGGTTCTATTACTTTCTGACCAATCTGTGCTAGATACTTGGCAGTTTCATCAGGAGGACTAATCATCTTGATTACTTCCTGATCGATAATGCTTTGAACTACAGCATTGCCCGCTGACAACTGTGAGGCTGTTTGTAACAAGGCCATACGGAATTGTGTGTCCTTGTCTTCATAATCTGTTTGATATTCAATATTGCCAACCCAGCGTAGATCCATAAACTGTGCGGCCAACTCTAGAATCTCATGTTCTGCTGATTCCATTTGTCTGGCTCGCTGAGCGGCCTTGCGATGTAGTGCGCGGCGTTCTTCTACGATACTGATACCTGACTGAGTTTGTAGTCTAGAACTGCGTAGGCCACCACGACCTAAAAAACCATCTAGGCGTGTAACTAGACTTTCTTGTTGTGCGCGAATTTCACTAATGTCTGCTGTGGGAATGGCAAATACTTCTACTGAATCCTTGTCGCCACGAATAATACCGCCACCACCTGCTGGCACACGAATACCTGCCGCGGCACGAATCATTGGCTTTGAAAAGCGAATACTATCATATGCTTCTGCTTCTAACTTCAACATCTCACGTTGAACATCAGCGGCTTCAGTTAGG